GCTGCCACTTGCGGGTCGCGCCACGGGGTGATGGCGCGCTGGCCCTGCAGCCAGGCGGTAATGGCCCTGATGGCGGCGGTGTAATTCTTCTGCTCAAGCGCCACGACGATTGCCTGTAGCTCATCGTCAAACGCTTCATTCTTCAGCCGTGTCAGCTGGCTCTGGATGATGTCGTCATCTTCCAGTTCAATGGCATTTTTAATGATTTCTAGCCGTTTGATCGGTGTGCTCATGATGCCTTTCGCTTTGGCGCTTAAGTATTTGAGTTAAGGGTAGTTGTGGGCAACGCTACAGGAAATAATACACACGGATGATGATCGGCGCGATGGGGGATTTCTTTAGTTTTTAGGGTTTGTGAGGGTGAGCGGCAGGACGGACTACATTTGATTGATTGCGTGTGTGCTTGCACAGGGTGCCGCAAAAAATCAGAGGAGGAATATAGCCTGGCGAATGCCAGGAGGAAAACTCAGGGGACAACAAGGGGGCGCCCGTCATTCAGCGAGCACTAGTAGCCAGGCAAATTCTGACAATCATCTCCAAATCTTTAGCAGAGCTGTGGTGGCTTTCTTCTAAGAGACTGTCAATCTGCTCTCCAGTAAGAAAGACCATCTCACTTTCTTCTGTTCTGAACTGTCGAATGTTATCTAGCGGGTTTGGCGCTTCCCATTCGCCAAGTCGTTTCAATTCATTGAACACAGCGAGGAAATACGCGTGCTCTAAGTTCATGGTGCGAGGCGAAACCTGAGTAACGCGCTTAGTACGGGCAAAATGGCCATCGAGCCTTTTTGCCCGGTACGCGGTGAAAAGCTGGGCTAAGAATTCAGTAGCCGGGGGCGACCCTATGCACAGATCTGCCCAGAGCATGTTGCTTTTACGTTTCTCGCCGTCACGCAAAGTTATTCCATGGCGCTCAAACCATAGATGGACTATATCCGAAAGACGACGTTTGTCTTTGCCCTGGCCTAACCAGGGCGTGTCCTCAAATTTTTGCAGTGTGTAATTTTCAAACGCCAGCGCTTCGCCTTTAGTGACAAACTTCCTACGAACCCGCTTGCCGTCTTTACCATCAGTTCTGTCTACAGTGTAAAAATCAGCAACCCGTTGGCCGTAAGCTAACTTTCTTACAGACATAAATTAACCATTCAAAATGAATTTTTTCTGCTGCTGGAATTCTTCTTCTGTAAGAATCCCTTCTTCTTTCATTTTTGCAAGACGTTCAATTTTCGCCATTTGATCATCGAATGATTGAGTGTCTTTGGTCGGTTCTTGTTGTTGCGAGGCAGGAGCATTCAGAGAGTTTTTTGTTTCGTTCACTAAATTTGTGAAGGGTATAACTGAGCCTTTCATGACATTTTTGATTGTGTAGTTTTGGCCGCTAGTAGAAATCATAATTTCACCAAACATAAGCCCCGTCTTGCCGCCTACGCTCACAATGTTGTTGAGGTTGATGTCAACCTGCTTAACACCAAAAATCATGCCCTTATCAAGGAAAATTACGCGTTTATTTGTCAGTGTGATGAGCCAGGTGTTGCCGTCCATCATGCCACTGGCAATGGCCACCGGACGTTCGCCCGAGTTCAAAATTTCAGGGAGGTGAAAGAATTCTTTTTTTGTACCAAAGGGCGTGTCAGATACAACGCCAGCTAAGCGTTTCATCTCCGCTTTGAGTTGGTCTTTTGATGCTGTTTTGTAGTCAATCATCTTCAAATCCTTATGCTTATCTTATTGTTAATACAACCCTACAAAGAATTTTTATATCTTCTATTGCACAATCAAAGGCCATGCCGACGCCACTTACTCTGACTTTCTTAATTGGGATGCGGGTAAGTGTGCAAATGCTTATTTTACCTTCAATTTCAACCAACCACTGATCGTCATAAACCTCAGTAAATAAGGTATCCACGATAAATTGGCTATTACCTTCCTGGACGCAGATTGGGGACTTAGGTAAAGGGACTCCCGGGAGGAATGAGACCTTATCCAACATGTACCTGCCAGCATCGTAAAGAAGGCCATCAACGATTTTTCGACGAGGCATTTTTATAATGTCGAGTTCTTCGTCGTCAAATTTCCTGTCTTGACCAGTAGCAAGCCATTCTAACGATGCGCCAGTTTCAGCTACACACCTAACTACCATGTCAGCGGGAAAGCCGCCTCGTTTGTAGCGTCCAGCCAGGCTACTCGATGCCATTCCAAAGTGATCGGCAAGCATCAGCTTAGACGTAAAGCCATAAGCATTAATCACTCTGTCGAGTACTTCATTGCTGTGGCTGATTTGTCCGTAAGAGAATTTGCCCATAATTTAGTCAGGTTTTCGCAAAATGCGATAAATCGATTTATTTGTCGCTTAATGCGATCTGGACTCTCCTTGTTGTAGCTTTTTACGAGTATAGGTTAATAACAGTGGATATTGGCGTATCCACAGCAAGAGGAGTTTGCATTATGCGTCCCAACATTACAATCGTGATCCCCGATCCATACATTCCACTTGATGCATATTGCCGCCGTACTGGCATGTCGCGAAGTACTGCTGAGAATTTGATTTCCTACGGAAAACTCCCTATCAAGCCTAAAGGTGCACAGAAAAAAGGGCTGGTTGAAGTGAACATGGTCACCTTAACCGTAATGGCGTTAAGCGAATGCGATGTTTCGCTTAACGCGTAATTCATCCTACGGATTAGGGAGGAGCTAACAATGTTTGATTATCAGACTTCTAAACATGCTCATTTTGATGCTGCTTGCTGAGCGTTTGCGCTAGCGCACAATCTGGAAGATGTAGCTGCTGCCGTTGGTATGCGTCCGCAGATCCTCCGCAATAAGTTAAATCCGGTTCAACCGCACCGCCTGACCTGCGATGAGCTTTTGGCTATCACCGATTACACCGAAGATTCGCGGCTATTGGATAGAATGCTGGGGCAGATTAACAGCCTCCCGTCCGTTCCTGTCAATAACGCCATTGAAGCCAACATGCAGTTTTGCGCGTTAAGTGCCGCCGCCAATGTGAGGGCAATCGCTGGGGAAGCCGTTTCAACTGAGCACATGACCGCCGCACGCTGCACACAAATTCTTGATCGTGCCCGTGATGCCATCCGTTCCCTTTCCGTTCTGGCTTACACCGTTGAAAGCCGCCTCCAGTCTGCGCCGGTTCTTGCTGCTGCCGTCGATATCGTGACTAACAGCGCCAGTAGCATGATGTGAGGGTTACCGTGATGGTGGCCATTCTGATCCACTGGGCTGAAGAGCATGGCTATCGCCTGACTTTTGGCGAGGCGTACCGTACGCCGGAACAGGCGGCGCTGAACGCTAAAAAAGGCAGCGGTATCACCAACAGTCTGCACACACAGCGTCTGGCCGTGGATTTTAACCTGTACGTGAATGGCCAGTACAAAACGGACACGGCTGATTATCTGCCGCTGGGTGAATACTGGGAATCGCTGGGCGGAACGTGGGGCGGGCGTTTCAAATCCCGTCCGGCTGGTAATCACTTCAGCCTGGAACATAACGGGATGCGCTGATGACAAACGGCCTGTGGCTGGTATTGGTTTCGCTGGTGTTTGTCTTGGGCTGGTCTACCGCTGACTGGCGGCGTGGCAGTCTGGAACCCGGATAAAGACACGCCTGCTTACTCAGCTATGCCTCTGCCGGTTCCTATGGCGGGTAACGATTCCGGGATGTACCAGTTTCCACCTGAAGGGACGCTGGTTGAAATTGCTTTTACTGGCGGAAGGCCGGGTAAACCCTTTGTGCGGCAGACCGTACCGGAGGGAACCAGCTTACCGGATATCCAGCCTGGCGAGCAGCTGCAGCAGCAGCGTGCGGAAGTGTCTCAGCGCGTCACCCTGGCGGGTGACTGGGTGAGGCCGACAGACCAGACGATCAGTGAAACCTCAATGGCGCGGGTTGTTAAGGCCGCTTCGGAACAGCGGGAGCTGGTCAGCCGCGAAACCACGGTAAGGCTACGGATAAAATTACCGTGCTGGGCACGTCCACACTACTGACCGGAGCCATTCAGCAGGTATGCACGGGTGATTATAGCCAGGCAGTAAAAAACCGCGTGGCGAGTATCGGCGGCAATGATGAAACAGACATAGCCAGGAGCCAGACAGTCACAACGGGTAAAGACCTGATCGAGAAAATTGGCCAGATACGTAAAAGCGTGGCGGCAGTACAACAGCAGATTATTGCCCCGGTTGTGTGGATTGGCTCTGGCACTATCAACGTGGCACAGCTGATGCTCGACACGCTCGACGTGGTGAAAGAACTGGCAGAGCAAACGGCAAGCCACACGCACAGCAATACGGGCACGCCGACCAATGCGGGAGCAATCCGGAACGCCGGAGCGAAAGCGGACACGCTGAGCGGCAAATACTCCCCGGTGATTGGCAAGTAAATCAGTCCAGAACATAACCCGCGAAAGCGGGTTTTTTTATGCCTCCTACCCCCTGAAGGGGATATCTTTCTTCTTATCCCCTTAAAGGGATATCGCCACGCGCAACAAGCGGCGCTATGGCGCGTTCAGCCTTTTCAGACACTCAGAGCCACCCTTAAAACAGATCGTGCGCACAGCGGGGCGCTGGCGCGTCACAGCGCGGCAAAAAAAATCTTCCGCAGACAAAAATCGCACTACACCGCACCCGCCTGCGGTTTTCGGATCGCAAAGTTTTTTCAGTCGGGATTTTTTACAAACGACCCCGTTAGCCCTCGCCACTGCTAGGACGTTGCAGTCAGGTACAAACTGAAAAGCGTGAAAAGAATTTCAGTTTTTTTCAGTGAAAAGGATCTGCGGAGGATCTAATGAAAAATATAACTAACAGATAAACAAAGATATTTTGTGTTTCATGTGAGTCCGGAAGAACAAAATACACAAAAATAGTCGGAGAGTCAGGAAACGTGAAGGCAGGGCTGGCGTGGTTTTCAAGCAAAAAAGCCAAGATGAGGTACTGTAAAAATCGAAAAGTAGACATCTCCGTGATTTTTAGTTGCTATTAGCTTAAAGTGGTTTCAAGCATCTGATGCTCCGTGTAATCTATCTTTTCCTGACGTTAGCCGGGATATCCGGCCTCTCTGTACTCGTCGTTATTCGACTTGCCGATGGTCGCCGCTCGACGCTGCAAGCTGCTTTAAGCTGCCGCTCGTCGCGGAGGGTTGCTGAAGGTTTCTTAACGCTTCTTAAGGGGGCGTCGCGTTTTTAGTTTGGGCTATGCGCTTGCGCTAAGAATCGTCAGGATTGTATAGAGAGAACGATTTATGACTAAACAACATAAAATCGACTTAGTTAAAGTGCTCGGAACTACCACGGTAGTTTTGGCCTTTATCAACGAGTCGTGGACTTTAGTTGAAAAGGTGCTGAGCCTCTTTAACATAGTCCCTAACTACTTGACGTGTACAAATGAAACCAACATGGCTACATAAATTTGAGGTTAAGGAAAATCGTTGGGTTTACATTCCTGATGCCGAAACACATCACTTAGGACAAAAAATACACACCTATATCAAACACAAATGGAAGTCACCGCTTTATATGTTTCATCTCAGAGAAGGTGGGCATGTTGCTGCGGCTAACTATCATATTAAAAAGAAATATTTTAGCCTGATTGATATATCCAATTTTTTTGGAGCTACGAGCCAAAGCCGCGTTACAAGGGAGCTTGGGCGGTTAATTCCATATGTAAAGGCGAGAGAAATTGCCCGGCTATCGACTGTGAAAAACCTCAATGGTAATGGGTTAAAGCATGTAATCCCATACGGTTATCCGCAGTCACCAATATTAGCCAGCTTATGTTTTCACCAATCATTTTGTGGGAGTACCATCAATACTGTCAGCAAATCAGGCCATGTATCGGTGAGCATTTTCATGGATGACATTTTGCTTTCAAGTGATGATCTTGGTCAGTTGGAGAATGCTTTTGATATTATTCTTGAAGCTATAAGAAGATCCGGCTATACCGTCAATGAAAACAAAACCCAGCCTCCTTCCTTGATGGTTAACGTTTTTAACCTCGAGCTTAGCCAAAACTCACTACGTGTAACGTCAAAAAGAATCGTTGAATTTTTACAGGCATTTATTTCCAGCAAAAATCCCCATGAACGTAAAGGCATTGCATCATACGTTGGTAGCATAAACACAGCCCAAGCAAAATTGTTCAGGTGAATCAGGGGCCATCGTAGCAACTTTTGCAGTTGAGTCTTTTTTGTTCCAAAACTACTTCTGAACGTCATGTCTAACTCAGAGCAATTTGGCAGGTCTAAACCTTCTTGCGACACTTTTGCGACACTTGTGCTGGCGAAAACAAAAAGGCCACTCTCGAGATTGGCCTAAGTGCATGTATTTATTGCTTTAATTTGGTGGCCCCTGCTGGACTTGAACCAGCGACCAAGCGATTATGAGTCGCCTGCTCTAACCACTGAGCTAAGGGGCCGTGGCGGTGAATTATAAAGTAACTCTCTACAGCAATCCAGCCATTCACACCTGCCTGCTGTTTTTATAAACAATGCATAATCAATCCTTTATACTTCCCTTACGATGGATTGATCGGGAGTAAAAATGATCAACGATATTCTGGCCCCTGGCCTGCGGGTGGTGTTCTGCGGAATCAACCCGGGTAAGTCCTCGGCGCACACCGGCTTTCACTTCGCCCATCCGGGCAATCGCTTCTGGAAAGTGATCCACCAGGCCGGGTTTACCGATAGATTACTCAGGCCCGAAGAGGAACAGCACCTGCTGGATACGCGCTGCGGCATTACTATGCTTGTTGAGCGCCCGACGGTGCAGGCGAGCGAGGTCAATCTGCATGAGCTCCGCAGCGGCGGACGGGAGTTGGTCAAAAAGATTGAGGACTATCAGCCCGCAGCGCTGGCGATCCTCGGCAAGCAGGCCTACGAGCAGGCGTTCAGTCAGCGCGGCGCTAAATGGGGTAAGCAGAGCATCACCATCGGCGTGACGCAGGTGTGGGTGCTGCCGAATCCAAGCGGGCTTAACAGGGCAACGCTGGATAAGCTGGTGGAGGCGTATCGGGAGCTGGATGAGGCGCTAATGGTGCGAGGGCTTTAGGGACTCTGCGGCCTGACGCCCTCACCTCACATGACTAAGGGATCCCCACAACGTTATAGCAGCACGGAACAGTTCCCTCGCCCCTCCGGGGAGAGGGTTAGGGTGAGGGGAATATACGGCTGTGGTGATCATTCCGTTCACTTTATGTTCCTTGCTACTCTGTCACGACATGACCTGTGAACGTGCCAGGGTGGCTCAGGCGCCACCACCCTGGCGACCCGGGCTCCCGGCGGTAAATCGCCGCTTCGCGGTGCCCTCGGCTTATTCCTTCCGGCTTATCGGGGACGGGCGGAGGTAACGTCCCTGTAAAGCCCGCCCTCTCGGCGCATCCATGCGCCTCGCCCCGGCCTGCAGAAAACGCCTCAGCGATTTACAGCCGGATCAGAGCATCGCTGAAAGCCTGCATTCGCTCTGAAACAACGTTATTGCTTTTGCTTATAAATTACTGGGATCCCACAGCCCACAGGAAGAAGTAATAAACAAAAAAAAAGCTCCCGATTGGGAGCTTTTTCACTGTCAGGACAAGTTAGTCGTCCAGGAAGCTACGCAGCACTTCAGAGCGGCTTGGATGACGCAGCTTACGCAGCGCCTTCGCTTCGATCTGACGGATACGTTCGCGGGTCACGTCGAACTGTTTACCCACTTCTTCCAGTGTGTGGTCGGTGTTCATGTCGATACCGAAACGCATACGCAGCACTTTTGCTTCACGGGCGGTCAGGCCGGCCAGAACGTCGTGCGTCGCAGCGCGCAGGCTCTCGGTGGTGGCAGAGTCCAGCGGCAGCTCGAGGGTGGTGTCCTCGATGAAATCACCAAGATGCGAATCTTCATCATCACCAATTGGTGTTTCCATGGAGATTGGCTCTTTGGCGATCTTCAGCACTTTACGGATCTTGTCTTCCGGCATCAGCATGCGCTCAGCCAGCTCTTCCGGCGTTGGCTCACGGCCCATCTCCTGCAGCATCTGGCGGGAGATACGGTTGAGCTTGTTGATGGTCTCAATCATATGCACCGGAATACGGATGGGGCGCGCCTGATCCGCGATAGAGCGTGTGATAGCCTGACGGATCCACCAGGTAGCGTAGGTGGAGAACTTGTAACCACGACGGTATTCGAACTTATCTACCGCTTTCATCAGACCGATGTTGCCTTCCTGGATCAGATCCAGGAACTGCAGGCCACGGTTGGTGTATTTCTTGGCGATAGAGATAACCAGACGCAAGTTCGCCTCAACCATCTCTTTCTTCGCACGGCGGGCTTTCGCTTCACCGATAGACATACGACGGTTGATGTCCTTGACCTGCTCGATGGTCAGGCCGGTCTCTTCTTCAATCTGATGCAGCTTCTGCAGACCACGATAGACATCGTCCTTCACGTCGTGCAGTTTTTCAGACCATGGCTTGTTCATCGCGATAGCGGCGTTGAACCAGGTTTCGCTGGTTTCGTTGCCGGTGAAGAGGGTGATGAAGTTCTTCTTCGGCATTTTGCACTGCTCAACGCACAGCTTCATGATGATGCGTTCCTGGGTGCGTACGCGATCCATCATCACGCGCATGCTGTTTACCAGGTAGTCGAACTGTTTTGGCACCAGGCGGAACTGTTTGAATACTTCAGACAGTTTCAGGATCTCTTCCTGCGCGGCGGCATGGCTGCGGCCTTTCGCTTTGATGGTGTCACGCGTGACTTCGTACTGGGTACGCAGCTCGGCAAACTTCTCACGCGCCAGTTCCGGGTCGATGCTGTTGTCATCGTCCGCGCTGTCGTCGTCTTCTTCCTCATCTTCGTCTTCGTCGTCATCCATCTCTTCCTGAGACAGTTCGGAACCAACGTGAGTCGCGGTAGGCGCCAGATCTTCTTCCGCGTTCGGGTCAACAAAACCGGTGATCAGGTCAGACAGGCGCGCTTCTTCCGCTTCAACGCGATCGTACTGTTCCAGCAGATAGGTGATCGCTTCAGGGTACTCGGCAACAGAACACTGAACCTGGTTGATCCCGTCTTCGATGCGTTTTGCGATGTCAATTTCGCCTTCGCGGGTCAACAGTTCAACGGTACCCATTTCACGCATGTACATGCGGACCGGGTCAGTGGTACGCCCGATTTCAGATTCAACGCTGGAAAGTACCTGTGCGGCAGCTTCTTCCGCATCTTCGTCGGTATTGTTGGAGGTTTCAGCCAGCAACAGATCATCGGCATCCGGTGCTTCTTCCATCACCTGAATGCCCATGTCATTGATCATTTGGATGATGTCTTCGATCTGATCTGAATCGACGATATCTTCCGGCAGATGGTCATTGACCTCGGCATAGGTCAGATAGCCTTGCTCCTTACCGCGTTGGACAAGAAGTTTCAGCTGTGACTGCGGGTTTTGCTCCATAAGACGGTATCCACACTTAATTCGTTTGATTGGTGTCGGCGATGGGGCTGCCAACCTTTAAAGCGAGGGCGTACTTATATTTTTGCCGCTGCCTCTCAGTGCGGCTGCCGGGGGCTTCCCGATCGATATTCGGCACTTAAGCCGTTAAATTTTTTTATTTCTTCGCCAGTTCCTGGTTAATCATCCAGAGCTCCCGGCGTTCTTCGCTGCTTAAGCCGTGCGTGCGCTCGCGAGCTATCAACTCTTCCTGGCGCAACTCAAGCATCGAATCAAACATATGGTTGAGCGAGTCGGTGAACGTTTTTTCTGCAATGTCCTTATCTGCTATATCGTCCCACATCGACAATTTTTCAAGGGTAGCGGCCTCTTTTGTGCCGCGATAATGTTCTAAAAGTTGTCCGGTGGTCAGACCTGGCTGAGACAAACACGTGTTGACCAGTTCTGAAAATAAGCCAAGTCCGGGCAATTTTTCGTGGTTCAAACCCGCCAGCGATGGCACTTGCGGAGCAAGTTCGGGGTTTTGTACCAGTAACCCTATCAGTATACGCATGGTTGTGCGTTTTAGCTGAGGCGCGGGGCGAACCGTGCCGTTTTCAGCCTGTTTAGGCATTAAACGTTCAAGCTGGCTGTCATCCAGAATGCCGAGCTTGTTGCCTAACTCCTGACGCAGATAGATACGCAGCGTTTCGCCGGGCACCTGGCTGATTAACGGCAGCGCCAGCGTACTGAGCTGCGCGCGCCCGTCAGGGGTACTTAAATCCACCTGCGGCATCAGGCTGTTAAACAGAAACGTGGAGAGCGGCTGAGCCTGATCCATCCGCGCTTCAAACGCCGCTTTGCCCTCTTTACGCACCAGCGTATCCGGATCTTCGCCATCCGGCAGGAACATAAAGCGTAGCTGACGCCCGTCGGTCATATACGGTAGCGCCGTTTCCAGCGCACGCCAGGCGGCATCGCGTCCTGCGCGGTCACCGTCGTAACAGCAAATCACGTTGTTGGTGACGCGAAACAGCAGCTGGATATGGTCTGCCGTCGTGGACGTTCCTAATGACGCCACCGCGTAGTTAATGTCGTACTGCGCCAGCGCGACAACGTCCATATAGCCTTCGACGACCAGAAGACGCGGAGGTTCCGCGTTATCCTGCTGCGCCTCATAAAGACCGTAAAGCTGGCGGCCCTTATGGAAAATATCGGTTTCCGGGGAGTTGAGGTATTTCGGCAGGGCATCACCCAGCACGCGACCACCAAAACCAATCACCCGGCCACGCTTATCGCGGATCGGGAACATCACCCGTTCACGGAAGCGGTCGTAGCTTCGTCCCTGGTCGTTGGTGACCAGCATGCCTGCGTCGATGAGAGACTTACGATCTTCGCTATTGCCGCCAAAACGTTTTAACACGTTGTCCCAGCCGGGCGGGGCGTAACCAATAGCGAAGCGCGCAATCACATCGTCGCTCAGTCCGCGCTTTGTCAGGTATTGACGCGCAGGCTCAGCCGCAGAGTGCTTAAGAGACTGTTGGTAAAACGAATTCAGGCCATCCATCAGTTGATACAGCGTTTGCCGTTGATGGCGCTCGATCTGACTTGGCCCACTGCCTGCTTCATACGGCACTTCAAGGTTATGCATCGCCGCCAGCTCTTCGACGGTTTCAACGAACTCGAGCTTGTCGTAGTTCATCAAAAAATCGACGGCATTACCGTGTGCGCCACAGCCAAAGCAATGGTAGAACTGCTTTTCACCGTTAACGGTGAAAGAGGGGGTTTTTTCGTTATGGAACGGACAGCACGCATGGTAGTTCTTGCCCTGCTTTTTCAGCTTTACCCGCGCGTCGATGAGATCGACGATGTCGGTTCTGGCAAGCAGATCGTTGATGAAAACGCGTGGGATTCTTCCGGCCATATGCCCCAAAAATTTAAGCGACTTATAAACGAAAACAAGCCGCGCATTCCTTCCGGAAGCACGGCCTTACGACTACTACTCTGTCTGTCAATTGAGGGCTGAGGCCCTCAAGCGATTAGTACAGACGAGTACGGCGTGCGTTTTCGCGAGCCAGTTTCTTCGCGTGACGTTTCACAGCGGAAGCTTTAGCGCGCTTACGTTCGGTCGTTGGTTTTTCATAAAACTCACGACGACGAACTTCAGCCAGAACACCTGCTTTCTCGCATGAACGTTTGAAGCGACGCAGTGCTACGTCGAACGGCTCGTTTTCACGTACTTTAATTACCGGCATGTAACTCTCACCTTTAATAAATTCGGTTTGCCGCTGGCATCAACGCCAGCTTATTTCAAAATGGTGCGGAATTTTACTGCAAATGCTGCTGCTTTGTAAAGCACCGATGCGATTTTGAAAGGGACTTTAATAAGGGTGAGGAGTATACACGAGCCTTCTTCCTGGGGCGAACAAAGTTTTACATCACCCCGCCCAGGCTCTACACTGCGCGGTAGTGAAACGAGGTAAAACAAGTCATGCGTGTACTGGGTATTGAAACATCCTGCGATGAAACCGGCATCGCCATTTACGACGACGAAAAAGGCCTTCTGGCCAACCAACTGTATAGTCAGGTGAAATTGCACGCTGACTACGGCGGCGTCGTGCCGGAACTGGCCTCTCGTGACCACGTGCGTAAAACGGTTCCCCTGATTCAGGCGGCGCTGAAAGAGGCCGGGTTACGTTCAACTGATATTGATGCCGTGGCCTATACCGCGGGTCCGGGTCTGGTGGGCGCGCTGCTGGTTGGCGCGACGGTAGGCCGTTCGCTGGCGTTCGCGTGGGACGTGCCGGCCATTCCGGTTCACCATATGGAAGGTCACCTTCTGGCGCCGATGCTGGAAGAGAATCCGCCTGAGTTCCCATTTGTTGCGCTGCTGGTTTCCGGCGGTCATACGCAGCTGATTAGCGTAACGGGCATTGGCAAATACGCGCTGTTGGGCGAGTCGATCGACGACGCCGCCGGTGAAGCGTTCGACAAAACCGCCAAGCTGCTGGGGCTGGATTATCCTGGCGGCCCGATGCTCTCGAAAATGGCGTCGCAGGGAACGGAAGGGCGCTTTGTCTTCCCGCGTCCGATGACCGACCGTCCAGGGCTGGATTTCAGCTTCTCCGGGCTGAAAACTTTCGCGGCGAATACGATTCGTAATAACGACGACAGCGAACAGACCCGTGCCGATATCGCCCGCGCGTTCGAAGATGCGGTGGTCGATACGCTGATGATCAAGTGCAAGCGCGCGCTGGATCAGACCGGCTTTAAGCGTCTGGTGATGGCGGGCGGCGTCAGCGCCAACCGCACGCTGCGCGCGAAGCTGGCTGAGATGATGCAAAAGCGTCGCGGGGAAGTGTTTTATGCCCGTCCAGAGTTCTGTACCGATAACGGCGCGATGATCGCTTACGCCGGGATGGTGCGTCTGAACGCGGGGGCAACGTCTGACCTGAGCGTGTCCGTGCGTCCGCGCTGGCCGCTGGCGGAACTGCCTGAGGCGTGAGTTTTTTGCCCGGTGGCGCTGCGCTTACCGGGCCTACAAAACCGTAGGCCGGGTCAGGCGAAGCCGCCACCCGGCGATAAACCGCATTACACCCGCAACATCCCTTTTTCTTCCAGAAACGCAATAATCGTCGCCAGACCGTCACCCGCTTTCAGATTGGTAAACGTCCACGGACGTTCGCCACGCATGCGGTTGGTATCGCGCGCCATCACGTCGAGCGACGCACCCACGTAGGGCGCGAGATCGGTTTTGTTGATCACCAGAAAGTCAGATTTGGTGATCCCCGGCCCGCCCTTACGCGGGATTTTTTCCCCTTCGGCCACGTCGATCACGTAGATAGTGAGATCCGCCAGTTCCGGGCTGAACGTCGCGCTCAGGTTATCCCCGCCGCTTTCGACGAAGATCAGGTCCAGATTGCCGAATTTCTCGCTTAACGCTTCCACCGCCGCCAGGTTCATCGAGGCATCTTCGCGGATGGCCGTATGCGGGCAGCCGCCGGTCTCCACGCCCACGATGCGCTCTGGCTCCAGTGCGCCCGCCTCGGTCAGGATGCGCTGATCCTCTTTGGTGTAGATATCGTTAGTGACTACCGCAAGATGATATGTATCGCGCATTGCCTTGCAGAGCGCTTCCAGCAGGGCGGTTTTAC